TGTACGCTGGCAAAATTGTATTTGAATCAATCGCTCTGTACTCTAAAATAACCCTTTCTGGTGTAATCGCAGGAGAGGGATATATCTGTAAATATTTTCCACCAACTATATTAAATCCACCCTCTTGACTAAGGACTTTCCTATACATCTCTAAGGTTTGCTGCATTAAGTAAAAATCACCTATCTGCATATTACCGAATAAAAAGTTATCTTGAAAATACTTTAAAAAGAAATCAAACTCAAGTGAACCAGATTGGGCCGCAATGGTTAACAATGTTTTTCTATAAGCAACATACTCTAGATTTTGTAACATATACTGTGGGATTTCATATATGTTTTGCCCAGCGGATGCATCAAAAGATGCGTACTGCAAATTCCATAGAGGAGCATGATAATTTAATTTATTAATGGCTTCTTGTATAGATTGTTTTAATTGAAAGTCCGTTAATTCCACTCTTACAATAGGAAAACCCAACATACCTAAAATATAATCTTTAACAATAGTTTCGTATCCGCTAAATTCAGTGGCATTTTCAAGTGTTAAACGATTTAAATTAGGTGCATCTATTTCACCTACCTGATTATAATCTGTGAGGCTGTCCCCCCCAAAGTCCCCCAAGCTCGTCCCATACCCGTTAAGTAACGGTTTAGGAATCTGAGGGTGTTCGTTTTGGTAATTCTTCATTCTTATCTAACCTAGGTCTTCCTTTTTTCTTAGGTGCCGCTTTTGGCTTGTCTTCAATAAGAACCAAATAATCATTATTTATTAACATATCTGATTCAATTACTTGTTTGGGACGTATTTCTAAAATTTGGTCCCCTACATTTGTCAACATTCTGAACTTACATTTACTTTGATACTTGTACATGTTTATATAGCCTATAAAGAAGAAAGGATGGGGGATAAAAATCCCCCATCCTATTACTTTACTTATCCAGGTTATCTACTAGACGTAGGAGTTATTCTTGACCTGGAAGAATGGTGTGAAGAGGAAGTTAGAGGTGGGTCCAACAAGTCTAATGATTCTGTAGAATCTAGATGCGGGAGAGACCTCTGCCTTTCCATACCGAGTGATGATACCCTTACGAGGCTGGAAAGTCTCGGGATCAGTGATGGTTGGTGTCTGCTGTAATGGAATGTAGGGGCAGTAAACATAGCCAGAATCCATTGCGTTAGCACCCTTATAACCGATAAGGATTTCGTCCTCAGGGTAGAGTGGGTCAACATAAAGGTCGAACTGACCAGCAAGCTTACCTCTGTACTCAACCTTTGCACCAGTCATGTTAGTTGGGCCATCTACCTGCATGACACCACCCTCTAACTTTGCAGCAGCGTGAAGCATGGCAGCAACAGTGGGGGAAGTAACCATGAAGTTACCAGGACCACGAAGGGTGGTCTTGTAGATGTCGGTGGCTACCCGCTGGCAAAGTGCCATAAGGTTAGCATAAACATGACCAACATGCTGAGGTGCGAAATCAAGAGCAGAACTAGAGAAGTCTAATAAGAAGACGTTCTCATACTGTGATGCAGCCTCATTTCTGGTGTAACCAGGAAGATCAACATCAGCACCCGCAGCATCGCTATCACCAGTGAAATCATACTGGAAAGCACTTGCGTTAAAATCGGGGGCAAAGTTGAAGCCAGGACCGTTGGGGCCATTGAAGCCTTGATCAAGTGCTTGTCTCTTGAACCAATCCTGAGCAGTGCCAGTGTTTCTACCAACACCGTAAGCAAGCATTCTGAGATCCTCAACGATTTCACGGTCAATCTCTAAGCGAAGCTCCTTACCGAGAAGGTCAGTAAGCTCTTGCTCAAGATCAAGGTTGTGATATGCCTTAAGGTCCTGTGAAGCTTCAAGAGTCCAAAGGGCTCTCATCTTACGGGTACGGGCAGCGACGGGCTGCTGCTCAATGTTGAAGAGCATTTCTGGGATACCAGATCCAGAGAGACGCTCACCAGCAGAGAGGTTGAAGCCAAGCATTGTTGCGGGGCCAGCGGCAAGTCCGCGAGCCTTA